GTGCATTGAGCGCGTCGTCAAGTGGTTGCATGAACCGAACGGCAATATGCGCCTCACCATCCCCATCGCGTACACAGTACATGGCCGCTTTATGCGCAGCATCATAGACAGCCCGTAGCTTTTCGTTGTCGGCTATAACCCTCGCTAGCTTCAATGCGTTCTCAGCGCCGTGGCTGCGGGACACATCCAGTTCAGCAGTCAGCCGTTCTTCCTCTGCCCTGTGTGCTTGTATCTGCACTACATGCCGATCAATAGCCTCGGTCAGTCGGATCATTTGCTTATTCATCGTGCTTTTTCCTGTTAGAATTTCAACCAGCTTGGACGCCAGTCATCAGCTATCTTCTCAGAAACAATTGCTCGGATCACCTTCGCCGTAGCGTTGGAGTCAATGGCTATCTTGTTCGCCTTTGCGATCTTGATGAGTGTGTTCTTGTTCTTGATTCCATCCCAGAACGCTGTGTCTGCTTCCCACACATTGACCTGAGTGAGACCGATGGCTTTGCCGATCGCATCGCCGTCCTTTCCTTCGCAGTCCCATTGCCTCGCGACTGTGGTAACGATCCATCGTGTCAGCGTGGCCGGCGTGTACTCCATGAGCTTTGGCCCGAGATCAGCGATCTTCATGTCCCATGTGTGACCGTCCTTGAGTCCGAGTTCAGTCAGCATTTCGCAGAAGTCATCGTATACGACAAGGAAGTTGTCGCCGCTATGGAGTGAGTCACTGTAGCTGTCGCCTAGTGCCTTGCCTCCGTTGCGGAACTGTATGTTGTCGCACTGTTTGAGCAGCAGGATTAACGTACCCACCAGGCCAGCTCGTTTGTCATCAATCATGTGACGCTGCACTGCTGCATGACGTGTTTCTGCCATGTAGTTATCAAAGGCTTGGGATGTGTCCGGCTTCGGTGTCGGCTTCCCGTCCTTCGCCTTCGGTGCTTTCCCTGTCTTGTTCAGCCGGGCGTATCCTACGTGGAACTCGACCTCTCCTGACTTCTCGTTCTTGCACCAGTACACCTTGCCGCCGTTCTTTTTGCTTACCCTTTCGTATGCCCAACCCTGCCAGTAATCAATCAGCTCTGTCTGCCAGCCAAGTTTTTCGTAGCCCTTCAGTCGATTGTCATAGGCTGTGGCTTGCAGGTTCCAGAACTGTTCACCGTCTGTCAGCCATACCTCATCTTCCTCGGCAAACAGGTCGGTGATCTTTGGGCCAACGTACAGCTCGAGGTCGAAGATGGCGTGCTTCTCCATGAACATACCCTTGTCGCCGGCCAGCCACTCTTGGATTTCCCAATCACGCGGACGTTCCTTGGCTGTTAGCTTTCCGTATCGGACAACTTCTTTCCCACCCGCGATTGCGAGTGCTTGGAGAGTACGGTCCCCGATCTCATCAGCATCAGCCAGGTCAAGTATCTTCTTTGGCAGGCTTCCGATCGCAAGGAGCTGCTGTACTTCTCTTTCGGTTTTGTTGAATCTTTCACCGATCTTCTCCACCGGCATACCGGCCTTGAATAGCTTGTTGAATGCAGCGTAGTACTGCATCGCAGTCATGCCTCGCCGATCCACATTCTCGGACAAGGATATTTCCACACGTTCGCTTGGTGTTAGCGCAGTGACATCGAGGCAGGTGATAGTCTGGACCCCTGCCTTTGCTGCTCCCAATGTGCGGAGAAACCCCGCTACCACTTCGTACTTGCCGTCACCATTTTTGGCAACAGCGGGCGGGTTGATGATTCCCCGGTGCTTGATACTCTGGGCCATCATGTCAATGTCTTCCTTCGTGTGCTTGGCGCGCACGTTGGAGACTGATGGTTTGAGTTGTTCGATCTGTAACACGATCTCTGTCATTGTTGTTCCTCTTTGTTAGTCCCACCCAAAACAACCGCAATAATATGCATCAAAATCCCAAGCTCCGTGCGGCTCGAAGTTGGAGCACATACCTTTTGGTGGCTTCTTTGATACTCGCGTACCATTAGGCCAATCGTATTCATGTGCATCTTTACTGAATGCACAGTTCTTGCATTTGGTTAATGCAGCTTTGCTGCCTTCACCACGAAATTCAAAGAATGGTTGTTGTGCATCGCTTGGATGTTCACATTGACATCCTGTTTCGCGACTGCACTTGGTTGCATCGGGATAGATGGGGCCAGAATTTCGACCCCACCCACGACTGAAATAACTGCAACGCATGGTGCGTCCGGTTAAATCAGGTGATGATGCTTGCTCATAGCAAGAACAAATTACACAAGCTGGTTCGTAACCATCTCCAACTTTGTGTAATCCGTTAGCAGTGTGACCGCACACCATCATCGGTTGGTCAGAACGGGATGTCGTCATCGAAGTCATCTCCTGGATTTTTGAATCCACCGCCCGTGGTTCCCGGTCCATCGCGATCGGCGCCCGGCGTTTCATTGGTGTTCCAACCTTTCCTTTTTCAATCACGAACAGCTCGCCCTTTACCTGCGGCACGATTACTTCCGTGATGTACTTCTTCTCTCCGTCCTTGTCGTAGGTACGAGTCTTGAGCTCGCCTTCGACGTAGACCCTCGTTCCCTTTTGCAACCAGTTCTCGCAGATTGTTACAAGGTACGGGTTGAAGACGACGATGTTGTGCCAACTGGTATCCTCCTTTCGCTCACCAGAATTTTTATCTTTCCATTTCCTCGAGGTAGCTACTGAGAATTTGCACAGGTTCGTGCCGCTACCCATCATGTGATACGTCGGGTCTTGTCCAACGTGTCCCATCAATACTACTTTGTTGAGATCCATTCTTTGTCTCCGTGGTTGAGTTCAAACCAATCTGCTCTTGCAACAATTTGTCGCATCCTTTCGGTAGACAAGTCATATTCTTTTTTCATTTTGAAATATGGTTTGCCTGCCCGATGTTCTTTTACTATTTTTCTATTTCGATTTTCAAAAAATGGGCTGCCAAATTTACGTTTTATTTGCATTGGCTAACTCTGATTTTTTCTTCATTACCCATGACCGCATCTCAGTTGCAGTCGCTACTGGCAGGCCGGCCATCCACAGCTTGTGGTTCTCCAGTACTGCATCCATCTGATCGGGATCTTTACACTTCTCGATCGCCTTGATGAACTTCGCTCTGTCTTGTTGGTAGGCCAGCTCGCTCGCGCTCGCCTCTTGCTCCTTCTCCTTCTTCAACCCTTGCACGTATTTGTTGTCATCGAACTGCCCGAGGAACACGTCGGCATTGAAGCCCAGATGTGAGAGCAGCTTGGTCAGCCCGTCAGTCGATGCCTTCTTGTATGCATCTGTGTCCGGCTGTTTGAACGATCCGTCCTTGTTGAGTGCTTGGAGTATTGCGCCACCACGTACCGGCCCATAGCTTTTGCGATGAGTAACCTTGTTGCCTTCCCATTCACCCTCTCTGGCCCACCAGAATGTAACGTCACACCATGCAAGGATGCGTCCGTCAGTCATGTGGATCTCGCCGTATGCGTTCTCGTATCCCCAACCCTCACCGATCGGACCGAATTGCCTGGTCGCTTCCATGATCTGTGAGTGTGCATCGATCGCCGTGAACTTCCGACCGAAGCTAACTTCCTTGGTGTGGTCGACGTCTGTCTTGGATACCTTGTCCCAGATAACCATGTTGTTGTCTTGCTTGATCGCTTCCTCTTTTACTTTGCCCATTGTCATTCCTCGTTGGTTAATCGCCACTCACGGATCATCCGAGAATGGTTGGTGATACGTTTGGACTTCACCCAATTGCCGGTGAACTCCCATTCCTTTCCTTTGAAGATGCTGCCTGCTGCTGGCCCCAAGCTATCGATCATGTAGGTCCGCTTGAGTACCCGGCCCACTTGATCGGCGTTTGCTGTGCCTGTTTTTTTTGCTATCTGCTTGGCGATGAGTCTCGCTTTGACCAGCATTTCTCTGGTGTTGTCCGCGGCCTTTGCCATCCCCTCCTCTTTCAGTTTGTCGCTCAGTTTTCCATCGAACAGATTCATACCCACTTCCTCCCCTTCTTTTGCGGTGGCCTGGTTCCTGTCTCCAGATGCCAGTGAAATAATTTTTCCCTTTCGAACAGGGCATCGTCGTATGGCTGGTCGTATTCGATCCGTGTCCATTCGTATTTGGTGTTGAGATATAGCACTGAGAAAATGCAGTAGGGAGAATTGGTGACGCGCATGGCGTGCTGAAGTTGCGGCATATACTTACGCAGCAGGTTGTCGGGATTCCACATCATGTTGATGCACTTCGCTTCGATCGGGATGAAGAAGTCTTTGTGGAAGATCGTAATGTTATCGTCGTCTTCTTGTTGGAGTAGTCCATCGGGTAGGTAGGTACACCACGGATACTCAACCAAGCGTAAGGGGTTGCTACCCCAATTATCGTTTACGCAGACTTCTCTGCCTGTCTCACGCTCGAACAGCTCGAGGTTGAATGGTTCAAGGCGGTGTCCTAGTTCGGCTGGTAGGCCGTAATCTGGTGGGTCTGACGATTGTTTTCTGTCGAACAGCTCGGCCCATTGACCTGCTTGGATGTGTACTGCGTCGGATGCGCCTACACATTTGCTTCTGTCATACATCGCTTAGTCCTCTGTGACTATGAATGGTATCAGAAGTGCCTCCATGTTACTGTTGCGTTATGACAACAGAGACAATGAGCACTCAGGAATTAGCCGACTACCTTGAGGTAGCTAAACAAACCATCTTTCGGTGGCGGCAGAGTGGCTACGGTCCTGCCTGGATGCGTGTTGGTCCACGGATAATCAGGTATAAGGTGAGCGATGTAATGGAGTGGGAAGATAGGCTTCGAGATGCCGAATAGATTTGCGAGACAGACTGGTACGCCTGATGCAAACCAAGCCAGCATCGTCGAAGCCCTTTTGAAAATTGGATGTAAGGTTTACGACATTGATAAACCAGTAGATTTACTAGTGGAGTTTCGTGGGCTTTGGATTGTCTTGGAAGTTAAGACGAAGAAGGGAAAGCTGGAGAAAAGTCAGAAAAGATTTTTTGAAAAGGTGAAGGGTCCAGCTTTTATCGTGCGTGATATTGAGGAAGCAACAGCAGCGGTTCAGACAGCATGGAGAAGAACATTAAAGTCTGTGGTCGAAGGGTAGATGTCTTGGGTTTCACTCGAGATGGAAAGCTGTGGGTTTCTGATCCCTGTCGTCAGTTCAAGATCCTGTTGAGCCAGCCTTTGGGTTCCGCCGGCAAGACCACTGCGTCTGGTTCGCCATCGATCGCCAGCTCCTCCGGCATTTCTATGTGACAATATTCATCGAGCAGCAGGTGCAGGTCAATCGTTTTCTTGGGCAGTTCAATGAGCTGGTTTGTAGACGCTGGCCCAAGTGCCGCTGTCACTGCATTAAAATAGCGCCACACACTTTTGTCGCCGTGGTCTGCACTCGGGTTGTGCCATTCCTTGTTTACTCGACCGATCCTTTTGAGATTGATGATGCCCTGGCGGTACGTCTCCATCATGAGATGGTCGGACGTGTAATCGTCAAGGGGTGCTTCCCGATACTCAGCGAACCGTACATCTTGGCGCTTACGCATCACTCGAATCTTCTTGATTGCCCCCTCGAAAATCTCAGGAAGCTCGTCCCAAATGTTCGGCGTGTGCTTGCGCCCTACAACAATATCCCCCGAGAAGGAAAGATTATCGCAGACGAACACTCTGGCCCCGACCGCTAGTGATGCAGCGAACGTCTTGTCATGGCTGTTACGCAATGCACATACGGTTGAGTGTTCGGCATCTGGATCTTCGTCTTCGTGTCTGATCTGCATCATCGCGAAGTAGTGTGCTGCTTCTCTGTTGAGGAAGTGTTGTGGGTTGGTGATGGCATAGCCCTGCTTGAGTAAGCGATCCTGTGCCAGCTCAAAGAACTGGTGATGTGGAATGGGCAGGTGGGTTTCGGTTCTGTCTGGGATTGGTAGTCCCACTATCGATGGAAATGGTACGGCTTCGGCGCCGCAGTGCATCATAAGTCCTTGCATTTCTTAGTCCTCTTTCTCGTTGAGTTCTTTGCATTTTTGAATTACCCATTTGTAAGGGTAACGGTCCAAATGCCCTAATTTGTTCCGCTCTAATTCTCCGGTTGTTCTGTTCATAATTCCCCACGTTTCTTCCGCTATTTTGTGGGGCTGGTACTTACCGATCTTCGGTTTTATTTCCATGGCCCTCCTTTCAGTGGCCTTTCGCTTCATCTGCCAGTGCCTCCGCATGACAGGTCATACACTCGGTACATATATTTCCCTCGTCTTTAACGATGACATCTTCGCAAGTTTTGCACCAGGCTGCGTTCTCATACAGCTCCTCGAGGCTGTCATGAAAGTTGCAATCTGGACAGTACCATTGCCATTCGGCTGGCTCTTCTCGTGTTGCTGCAAATATTTCATGCTTGATGATTTCATGTACATCACCTTGCCATTTGCAGCGTGTGCAGATCCATGTGTCTTTGTCGCTCATGGGCATCCGTCTTT